CTTATGACGATGAAATATATATTCACATTCATCTATGTTAGTCGCATTAGGATCAGGGAAGAAATCCCAGATAGATACAAACTCTATACGAGGAACTCTAACGTCTATTGGGTTATAAACCCTTTCTCCGTTTTCCTCATTCCATTTATTTAATGTTTTATTAAAGTTAAATGGGCCTTTAACGATACCTGTACCAAACAAAGCAGATTCAAATAAAGCATTTCTAATTTCACTAGAGCCATTAGATTCTTCTATTTGATCATGAATAAGTTTTTCCATCCTTCTAGAAGATTCTTTAGCAGGAGATATACTAAACTCTTCAAGAGTAATTCCTGCACCTTCTACAACATTTTCCTGTAACTTTTTATCTATAGGAGTTACATCAAACTTTCCAGAACCAAAGGTAGCTCCGGGTTTAAGTACCCTTCCATCTCCTTCATAACCTACATCAAAAGGATTTTCAGTTTCTGCTTCTTGAGCTTGAGTAGTTTCAATTCCCGGTAAAGGATTTTGAGTATCTAAATGAGCATGCTTAGATACACCTTCAGGCATTTTAGTTTCTGAAATACCTATAGGAAATTTATTTGATCCAAAGATTACATCTACAAGCTGACCGAAAGCAGCTAGAACTTTTGTTTTAGTTACTTTAACAAAGACTCTAGACTTTTCAGATTCTCTAAACTTAACGTCTTTATTATAAAGACCACGATAATTCTGATAAGAGGTTATCCACCTACTTTCATCTAAATCTCTAGCACTCTCAGCAGCTTGATATCTATCTACTAACAGAGCAACCAGATTATTTTGCAAAGATTCTTCTAGAGTAAGCTCTAGTCCTTGCTCATCTTCTGATTGCTCAAAATAGAGTTCATTTGCCGTTAAACTGTTTTCTTCAGCCATGAACTAATCTCTATTGATCAGGTGTAGCTCCAAGGTGCAAAAACTCTACAATATAAGTAACAGTTGTTGCAGCAGTTGCTAAGTCTGCTCCGATTGGAGTAAGTCTAGCGTGTAGTGTACGTGCAGCCGCAGTATACAAAGTAGATGCAATTACTATTGCTTCACTTGTAGCAGGGCCACCTACGACACCGGCAGTCACGCCAGTACCTACAAAAGCATTAGCTCCATGCCCATGCGAATCTTGAATAATATACAAAGGTGCATTAGCTGTCCAAGTTACTGCTGATCCACCATCATCAAGGATAGCTTCTGTAGCAATAATTTGACCACCACCTGCAGCAGTACCTAAACTAAAATCTACGTCATTGCCAGAACTACCACCAGTAACAATGTTACCTGCAGGGATAGCAATAAGATTTCTTATAATTGTATCTGCAGGTTGGGTAAAAGATACATCTGTATTTGTATCATCAGTTACTGCAATTGTACCTGTAGTTACTGAAGTCATAGAAGTTACTAGATTATCAGCAATTTCTCTAACGTCACCTGTTCTTGCTGAGTTTCTTCCAGTATCTCTAATTTTATAAACTGGATTTGCCATTTTAATATTGCCTCGTTTTAGTTATTAAATTATTTTACTAATAGATAAACTATTAGCCGAAGTTATTATTATTATATGTAGATACGCTATCAAATAAGGCAATGATAGTCTATATCAAATACAATACACAACTAATAACCAAAAATATTATCTGCAGGGGTATATGCTTGTTGGAGGCGTAAATCTCTTAAATTTGACAAAGGATCGTTTACTCTAGGACGAGACATAATTAAATAGCGTAAAGCATCGTAAGCATGGTCTTGTGCTCTAGTATCTACATCTTCAGGATTTGATTTGTCTAGTGGGATATTCTGAAGTTCTTTAATTAAATTAGGACAGGTATTAAATATCTGTAGTCTAGGTCTACCACTAGGCTGTATGCGTAAGTATTCATGTATTTGAATCTTACCTTGAATTCTATTTTTATCTGATCTTCTTAGCTTATGGCCTTGTCTTACTAGGGTTTCACCTACTGTAGGGCCAAGTGTTCCTGTTCTGTTCCAAGCTGCTGTATCTAGAACACCTGCAACAGAAAAAGGATCTTGTAGTTCCATTTCAGTAATAGCATAGCCTAAATCTTGACCTGTCAAGTTTTTCTGATACAGCTCTCTGTAAACAATTAGTGTACCATCTGAAGGATCTAGGGTTGCCCAGATACAAGCAGATTCACTAGCATAGCCATAGTCAATACCTTTGACTCGCTCCCATCCAATAGGAATCTGAAAAGGAGGTATTACATGTACTTCTAGGTTAAACTCTGTAAAAGCAGCTCCTTCATTGACATCCCAATTGCCTTCTAGTAATTGTTTACGCTGTGTAGGAGGCAAAGCCATTAACATCTTTTCATATCTGCCGTCATAGGCTAGATAAGGATTATCATCTAGTTTGGCAGGAATAAACTTACGAGTAAGGCCATCTGCTCCTTCAAAACTTTCATTATAATCACAAGGATCAATATATCTTTTCTTTACCCAATGTGCTCCTACACCACCAGGGTTAGCAGTACAGCGCATATAAGGGATTATTTCTGTATCAGTTGTTCTTAGTCGTGAAGCTAAGTAATTCCAACTAAACTCTGTAGGTAAGTGTGTAATCTCATCAAACCCTATCCAGCTATAGGCTTGTCCCTGATAGCGATAGACATCAGCATCTCTTTCTAAGAAGCCAAACTCTATCTTGGCTCCAGAGGGGAAGTTCCACATTTTTTCTACTTCCCTATATTTACAACCTGGAAATGCTTTTGGATATAATTCTCTTGATTTATCGATGAGTTCTCGTAGCTCTGGCATAGAGCGTCTAATAATCAATGCTCTGTGAGCTGCTCTATGTGCATAGCGTAGAGGATCTACTAGCATGGCATAGGATTTACCTCCTCCTGCAGCTCCACCATAAAGTACATCTGTTTCAGAAGCAGCTAAAAACTCTGTCTGTGGGCCTTCATTAGGAGCAAATACAACTGCTTGTTCAATATCATCTTTGAATGTTTTTGCAACAGGCTCTATATCAACAATCTTACCTTGTACTGTTGATTTATTAGGGTCTTCACTGAGCTTCTTAAATACTTTTTCTTTTTTCTTTAGTTGTTGTTTTGTATTACTTAACTTACTTTCTAAACGAGATATTCTTTTTCTAGTCTTTCTGATGCCTTGTTTAGCTGTTTTATCTTTCTTTACAACAGAGTGGTAAGTATATTGCTTACGCTCATGTCCTTCTTTTTTAAGATAGTTAGAAAAGGTCTGATGCGATATCTTAGCGTCAGGTATCTTAGCTTTGATGTAATCGATTGCTTGTCGTAAAGAAGTAAGTTGTTCTGTTTCAAATAACTGTAAGGCTTCTTCTAGGGTTTCTAGATGACCTGGAATTGCTTCTAGTAGTTTTGTTTCTTGATTGTAAACATAACCAAAAGGAATTAACCCTTTGCTTTTTGGTTTAGTCTTGGGAAATCTCATCGTAATCAGCATCTACTGTTGATGGTTTCTTGGCAGGAAGAATAAACAATGCACCTGTATTATCAGATATATTGTGATTAACATCTACTCTATCTGCTTTACCTAGCCCTATACGATCTAGAATCGTCTGTGCTGCCTGTATCTTAACATTTGACTGTGGGATAGGGGTATCAGCTTCCATGACCTCTACGAGCTTCAGAGCAGCTTTAGGAGCTGATTGTGCTAATATCTCTGAAGCAAGCTCAATAATTTCTTCTTTTAAAGCTCTTACAACCTGTGGATAAACACCAGGAGCATATCCTGCCATCTCTGCAGCTATTCTTGAATCGCCACCTGCTTTAACAAGATTATCTAAGAAACTTTGTTGTTTCTCTGTATATTCTCGTTTTTTATTCTTAGTAGGTATGTATTGTGTTATTTCTGACATCAGTCTAATTAATATAAGTCCGAGTAATGGTTAAGTGGAATATAAGTACCGGTAATGGATAGTGTACCTAGTTTATCCTTTATTGTAATAGTAAATATAGTATTTGTTTTTTTATTTATTTTGGTTGTATCTGTTAATACAACACCTAACCCTTTAAACAAAACAAAAATAAATTAAACTAATCTCTTGACTCTTACACAATAGGTATACTATCTTTAACTCAGTTATATAATATGTAAATAAGTACAACTAAAACATATAAAAACAATAAAACAAACTAAAACACTCCTCATTTTACCTAGTTAAACATAGTCTCACTATTGTACCCTCCCCCATTTACATAGGTTAAATAGGTATAGCGGTTTAATAGTTTACCTATTGCGCTGGAAGTTTTATATCCTTTCTTATATTGACAACCTAAAACTAGGGAAAATGTATGTGATTGCATTTATACCCCACCCATACCCCTATGGTCACCTGCCCTGCCCCTCTGTCAGGTTGTTAGATATAGACTAATAGACATAATATGTCATGCATTCAATACCTGACCCCTTAGTCTCAATATTTTAATGTTGACACTTTGTAGACTTTCTCAAAATGTGTTTAAAATATTATCTGTAATATTGACACCATATCACTAATAGTTATAAGGATCATATACTTATACATAGTTTAAATATATGCCCTCAGTCTCTCTATATTACTCTCTGCTAGGGTTTTTCCTTTCCTTTGCTCTGCTATTAGATATTGTATAACTCCCTAATCCATTATATCTCCACTTTATTCCATTTTATCTCCACTATGTTTCATTCTTTTTCAATATTCTATCGCTACTATGGTTTTCAAGTTAAGCAATACAGGATAACTATTTAAAAGCTCGCTCTAGTATTAGGATGACGGGTAAATATGAAACGAGAATATAGTAATGTTATGGTTTGCATTCCCTACCTTTAAACCTGAATTTGGTGCATCAATAAGATGATCCATGTTAGGCGGGAATAAAACAGAATTAACAAGCTCCCTATTTTCTTATTAACATTTACCCTATGAATCATGAGCCACCGATAAAATTGGGCCTTAACAGACCCATCCAGTGCGGTGTAAATCACTGGAGCCGCTACTTAGTAGCCTAGCATTGCCTATGCTTTAACAGATAGGTGATTCCACTAGCCTTTATTGGTTGGTGGATGTTTGTTGGTTACGCCCGTCGAGTAGTTGGTAGTACCGACCAGAATCTCACTGGATGGTGCATTGCTAGACGTGGGAGTTATTCATTCTCCTAGCATCTCTCTAATGCTATGCATTTTTGCATGGTGAAAACGGGATAGCCTTATTTTAAACAAGAGGCAAAATTAAAGACAATAATTAAATCACTAGGTTAATCATGCGCGTGTATTTCGTGCGTGATTTTCCTTGTTTTGGTTGGTTATTGTATGGGCATTATTTTTTCAGTGCTCATAATCTAACCAATTAACTTTTTAACTTTTTAACTTTTTGAGGTATTACAAATGAATAATCAATTACTAGGTAACAAAGCATTAAAAACTAACATCGATAAATTGACTGTTACAGGTAGCCATGCACTGCACTTGTTAGTTCTTGAATCTATCGCGTATAGAATAAGTAAACATGGTGACAGCGAAATGGCGCGTTATTACTTCATAGCCTTAAAAGAGGGCATGGTAGGCAAACCAGCTGGATTATCTGCTAAGTCATTCGCTACTGAATTGAAACGCATTGGTGGCAAGCTGCAACAAGATGCTAAAGGCAATATCAAGCTGTCAGGTATCAAGAAAGGCTCACAAATGAATCTTGATTTTTTCAAAGATTCAGCACCTAAAAAGGCAGAGCAAAAAACTAATGCCGAAAAATTAGCTGCATATCTGGAAAAAATGACCAGTGCAAAAGATGACCAGTTATCAGTAGATGACGTTATTACTATAGTCAGTAAGCAATTCAATCTAGATCTAACTGTAACAGTATCCAAAGCTGCATAGCACTATTGCGCCTAGTCACCACGATAGGCGCATGGTTCTATAGGTGCATTGATTTATCAGTGTATCTATAAAACCATATAATGGTTTACACATGGGATCACCTAGCAATGGGTCGATCCCTTTTTTTTAACTAACAATTGAGAACTAATCTATGGAAATTCTTTTGATCTTATGTCTGAGCATATCAGTAATAACCACCATTATCAGTACAGCTATCTACACATCACCTAAAACCAGGACAAGACTAATCTATGAGAGAAACAGAGAAGTAATTCTTTGTTTGTTTTTCATTCCACTATACATAGCCATTGGGATATTTGGATGGTTGGTATATGTGGACATCTGGCAATAACGAAACTTCCATTATCTTTGCAGACTTTGGGAGTAATCTATCTATCACTTGTTAAAAAAAGGAAAGCACTATGACACTACTAGCACTATATCCATCTAAGAAAAACATGAAAGAAAACATAGGTCAGAGACTTAGCTATCAAGAAACCGCTTTACCTATGTTTGGCCCTGAGTATAGATCTAATGGGGTACTTACTGTATGTAATCGACCTCATATGACTGGCCTAGGGAGGGAATGGTTTGGTGAAGTTACTATGGAAAACGACATCATTGTTAAAGTTAAATAAGCGAGGTATCACTATATGAAATTAATTATTGTTAGATTTTTAAAAGAAAAAGCTACAAGAAAAAACAGATATAAGGCCACTTGTAACAACCTTGGCCCTGTGCGCATGTCCGTAACCATTAATGAAGATGAAGATCTGGACTGGAGAGATAACATCGTGAAGGCTGCTCAAGCTTTAGTCGATAAAGTGTATGTAACAGATTCAGATCGTAGATATAAACCCAAGGTAGTTGAAGAGATTGCACAATTACCTAACACATGGGACGTAGCAGTACGTCTTGATTTTTCTTAACTATAGGAGGTAACACCATATGACGATAGTAAAACTAGTTGAAGGATGGAAAACAAATAAACGCAGTCTAGAACTACTGGGTCTATGCTTAGAACAAGCGCAATTCCTAGAGGACGAAGGACTACTAGGTTATGCAGAGGAGGAGCTAACAAGGATTGCTAGAGACTTAGAAGGGGTAGTTGATTTTACGCTTAGTAATCTACATTACGATGCTAACAGCACTGACCTATCAGTAGGTGTAGACAATAGGCATATCGCTGAAGGTCTTGAAAAATACCATGATAATTTTGGAGACTAAACTATGACATACCCGAAGCAAGTTGTACTTATTATTCACCATTCAGAAGATGAAAGGCAGATTAAACGCATCATCTTTCAAACAATGGAGGATCATATGGAATACATAAAAAACTTACCCGCTAACCAACAACTCATTGAGGAGGAGGATAAAGCACTAGATCTAGCACTATCTTGGGAGAATGACAATGAACCACTCTCAGCATCTCAGCTCTTGCATGAGGTGTTCAGTGACATAGGCCAAGCCTACAAGGATTTTGCCCCTAAAAACTAGACCAACAAGGAACAACAGATGGAAGGAATCAAAAAAAGTAATACAAGTAAAATGGCATGTGAATCATGGTCACTCCAAGCAGAAGAAACCTGTCCAGGTAGTATAGATCCTCGCACTAAAAAGTTAGTTCCATCTTGTGAGGGCTGCTACGCAACAGAGGGGATGTACAACATGCCTAATGTTAAAGCAGTAAGAAAGCACAATAAGCAAGATTGGAAGCGTGATGCATGGGTAGATGAGATGGTACAGGGACTAGATAACTCTCGATACTTCAGATGGTTTGATAGTGGTGATGTTTATTCTGTCCCACTTGCAAACAAGATATATCAAGTCATGCAACGCACACCTTGGTGTAATCATTGGCTACCTACTAAATCTTATAAGTTCCCAAAGTTTACCTTTATTTTCAAGAAGATGAACGCATTACCTAATGTAGTTGCTAGGTTTTCTAGCGACAGTATTACTGGTGGAATCATCAAAGGTAAGAACACCAGTACCATTGTGCAGAAAGCAGAAGATGCCACTTCTAAAATGACATTGTGCGAAGCAGAGACTAGAGGGGGTAAGTGTGGCCCCTGTCGAGCATGTTGGGATAAGAGTGTGTCAGTCATTGCATATATTGGACATGGTAGGAGCATCAAGAAGCAATACAAACTATTAACATTAACTAACGTAGCTTAAAGGAGTGTCATATGGCAGAAGACAATCAGTAGTTTGGGGTATGTAGTGAAAGCTACAGTAGAGATCAATAATCAAACAAAAGCATTCAATATTAACTTTTTATAATGGAGTAATACACATGACAACCCTAGTGACAATTGAGTTGGAATTTGAAGAGGATGAGGTAGGTGATGCAGATGTTCACAACTATCTTAGTGAATTGATGGAAAACAACTGTCTTGATTGGCAGATCTACAAATCACGCAACCCAATAGACCCAATAGAGGAGTAATGAAATGACAACAATAATAGAGGGAGAGTTTCCTTTTGAAGAACTCAGAAAAGAATCTGGAAATTTCTTTAGTAATATCAAGGAGATGGAGGACTTAGGCTTCACTGAAAATCAGATGTGGTCAGTTGTATGTAGTGACAGTGATGATGGGTATGTGTACACCTATGGGCCAAGAGATCACTGGATAAACCTATTGGGCTATATCGTCACTAATGAGGAGCATGATGGCGAGACTTACTACGAAGAGTGCATTGAGTTAGACGATAAAGACACAGACCCACCTGATTGGTCTGAAGGAGCTGTCGATCCTGACAGTAAATATTCTGATTTTAGGGAGTAACTAACATGGATAAAAAATTCCAACAAGTAACAATCATCATTGCATCTGACGATCTTGGAGGAGATCGCCCAATACAACCCCTTGACATCCTATGCGACTTGATAGTGGACTCAACTGATGTTGATCTCATATCCATTACAGATGTAAAGAGTATGAATCTAATCATAGAGGAGGAGTAACTAATATGGATAGACCACGTAATGTACTATGTGTGATGAAAACATCTGAGGCTACACCATTCCCTATTACATTGAGAATCGCTGTTACAGCTAAAATGGTGGACTCTCAGGTGATATATGAAGCCTATCGAGAAGATATAGAAGCTTCCCTAAATGTATATGGTATGAAAAACAAAATCATGTTACATACAATAGAACCTATCATTACTTTACTAGG